ACTCCGCCAATGTTCTGCCTCTGAATAAACATGGCGTCTGATTTCTGCCAGTTGCATAGATGACAGCTATTGTCGTAGCACAGTGCCCGCAGATCTTTCTGCACTTGGGTTAAACTGGCCTCGTCGATATTTCTATTGTATAGAATTTCGAGCAGACACATCAACGGAGCCGGTAGAACGTGTTCACATTCTGCTCGACTATGTTCTACTTTCCTCATTGCGATCTCCTGGTCATTTTTAAGACCCGTAGGACACCCACACAACCAACAGAGTGGTTTGTCCTTTTCTGTGCTACCTGCTCGTTCGCACTGGGTAGGAGGTGTCGGAAGTTCGTAGTAAACGTTTCTCCCCTTGTCAGTGTCACGGTCTCGCTCTACGTTTAGCGTATCCAGTGCATGCTTGAACGCTGAAAATGTGTTTACAACATCATCATAGTTTCCAGGTATAATACTCCCGTAATAATTGTCCATCTCTGCCCTGTACCCTTCATCTGTTAGAGGCGGGTTGCGTGGATCTCCGCCAATCTGTAAAAGCCCAACCTTAGACTGTTCGTGTTTTGAATCTAAAATACCTGCGTCCGTCACAATGTTTTCACCTTCTTGTCCTGTCCCTCCGAGAGCGTCTATAATTATACCGAACAGACTACCATAATCGGGAAGAGCAGGCGGGGCAGGAGCACCAATAATGGGAGGCGGAGGTGGAGCACCAGTACCTTCAGAGTCAGAACCGGTCCCTGGAAATAACGCCGTGACAGCTGAATCGGGGGATCTATTATTGTAAGAAGCAGCTGATAAACGATCTGGGGTTCCAAAAATTTGTGAAACAGCTGGAAGAGTTGCAGTTAGTGCCTGGCTTATAGTGTCGGGCGGCGGCGGTGTTTTACTGCCTTCCTGGGACATCGTTATTCATAACCCAGAAACATTCAGTGAGAACGGATCGTAAAAGATATTACGGGATAGTCTAATAAGAATACAATGTCCGTTGTAGGCGTTCAGTTTGGGATCACTTCTCCCGAGGAGATCCTTCGGCGGTCGGTCGTGGAAGTTATTACCGACAAGACTCATCAGTCCAACAATCCAGTTCCCGGCGGCGTCTTTGATGCAAGGCTCGGTGTCATCGAGAGCGGCAAGGTCTGCCCCACCTGCAAGCACACGAATCTCCAGTGCCAGGGCCATTTCGGCCACATCACCCTTGCCCGCCCAGTCTACCTCTACCAGTTCCTCGACTTTACTATCAAGGCCCTCAACTGTGTGTGCGTCAACTGCTCCAGCCTCTACATCGCAGGGCAGGACGGGTTCTCCGAGGAGGTTTACTTGAACTCCGAACTGAAGGGCATGGAACGTCTCGCCGATATCCGCTCTCGGTCCGTAGACTTCATCGGCAAAAAGTCCAAGGCCGTGTCCCCCTCCTGTTCCACTTGCGGCACCCAGATGATCAAGAAGGTCGAGAAGATTCAGGGTACAGTATGCACTCTCCAGGGGAAGTTGGCAGGCAAGGATGAGGAGACTCTCGTACCTCTCCAGTCCGAGATGGTTCTCCGCTGCTTCCAGCGTCTCACCGACAACACTGTTAAGATTCTTGGGTTTGACCCCAAGTACTCCCACCCCGCGTGGATGGTGTGCACAGTCTTGGCGGTCCCCCCTCTCACCGTGCGTCCCCCGGTCGTGATGGAGGACAATCAGCGGATGGACGACGATCTCTCCCACGTCCTGATCAACATCGTTCGCAGCAATCAGAAGCTCCGTGAACTCATTACCGCCGGACAGTCCCGCGAGTACATTCAGAAGCACACTGAGTTGCTGGAGTACGATGTTGCGACCTATGTGGACAACGATATTAAGGGTATGGCCCCCGCCGCCCAACGGTCTGGCCGCCCCCTCAAGACCTTGAAATCCCGTCTCGGTGCCAAGACTGGTCGTGTTCGCGGCAATCTCATGGGTAAGCGTGTGGACTTCTCCGCCCGCTCTGTCATTACCCCCGATGCCAACATCGATGTCGATGAATTGGGTGTCCCAGAGGAGATTGCATCGAACCTCACCAAGCCCGAGATTGTCACGCCGTACAACCGCGATCGCCTCATGATGTATGTCAAGAACGGTGTGAAGTACCCCGGTGCCAAGTCCGTGTTTCTCAAAGAGGAGAAGCGGATGATGTCCTTGAAGTACGTCAACCCCGACATGATCGATCTCCACGAGGGCGATATTGTGCATCGCCACATGATTGATGGCGACTACGTGCTCTTTAACCGTCAGCCTTCGCTTCACAAGGGGTCTATGGAGTGCCATCGTGTCAAGGTTCTGCCCGGCTCCACGTTCCGCCTGAACGTTTCGGCCACGAAACCTTACAACGCCGACTTTGACGGTGACGAGATGAATCTCCACCTCCCCCAGTCTGTAGCCGCCGAGACCGAGCTCCAGCAGCTTGCCTCTGTCCTCCGTCTCATTGTAAGCCCCCGCGAGAACGCCCCTATCATTCAGATGGTCCAGGATACGCTCACCGGTTCGTACCGTATCTCCAACCCTGTCGTGCGTGTCCCCGAACACATTTCCATGAACATCATGGCCAAACTCCGTCGTCCGATGTCCTCGTTCAAGCGTACGAACGAGCCACATACCGGCCAGGAACTCATTTCTGCGGCCTTCCCCCTTATGAACTTCAACGGCCGTGTCACCATCAAGGACGGCCAGCTCACCAAGGGTCTCCTGAAGAAGGGTGCATTCAACACTACATCCGAAGGCGTGCTCCATGTGCTATTCAACGATTTCGGTCATCAGCGGTGCGGCCAGTTCATTAACGAGGTTCAGGCCATTGTGACCAAATTCAACCTGTTCACGGGCTTCTCGACAGGGGCATCAGATCTCGAATCTAATAAGGAGACCACCGAGTTCGTGGCCAAGGTTCTTGCCGAGGGCCGCAAGCGTGTACAGGAGATCCTCACCGACGTCCACGCCGGCAAGTTCTTCAACAACAGCGGCCGTGCGGACGGCGAAGAGCTGGAGAACCAAATCAGTAACGCCCTCAAGGATATCTCGGCTCAGATCACGAAGCAGGTGACTGATACTCTGCCTCCCACAAACCGCCTAGTTCAGATGGTCGAGTCGGGTGCCAAGGGGTCTGGCCTCAACATTACCCAGATGATCGCAGTCCTAGGCCAGCAGATCGTGGACGGCAAGCGAATCCAATACACTCTCCAGGACCGTTCCCTACCCCACTTCACAAAGTTCGATGACGGTATTGAGTCCCGTGGTTTCGTGGAGTCCTCGTTCGTCCAGGGTCTTCGTCCTGCCGAGTACTTCTTCCACGCCATGGGTGGTCGTGAGGGTCTCATTGACACGGCCGTGAAGACCTCTGACACGGGTTACATCCAGCGTCGTATGATGAAGACGATGGAGGATATGCGGGTCGAGCACGATGGTACGGTTCGCAACAATGGCGGTATGATTATCCAGTACCGCTACGGCGAGGACGGTGTGGATTCCACGCAGGTAGAGTCCCAGCCCATCAACCTCGGTCTCATGACGCTCGAGGATATTTACCGGATGTTCGGTCTCTCGGTCGAAGAGCTCCAGCCGTTCCTCACTGAGACAATTACCGAGACTCCCGATCTGGTCGAGGAGCTCGTGAAGGATCGCGATATGCTGGTGAAGGAGGTGTTCCTGTACCTCAAGAAAGATTCCGTCCTCTCTCCCGTCCATCTCAAGCGGGTGATTGAGAAGTACTACAATCCCTATTCTACCAAGACCGATCTGACCCCGCAGTACATTATCGACGAGCTCACCAAGTTGATGAAGGAGCCCTGGATGGCTCCCAACCGTGTGTTCCACTGCCTCCTCCGCTTCTACCTTGCTCCCCGCCGCTGCATTCTCGAGCACCGCTTCACCAAGGCGATCTTCGACGAGGTCATTCGCGAGGTGCGGTACAAGTATATCAAGAGCCAGGTGCATTCTGGAGAGATGGTGGGTGCCCTAGCTGCCCAGTCGGTCGGTGAGCCTACCACGCAGTTGACACTCAATACTTTCCACTCTGCCGGTACGGTCAAGGCTGGTGCGACAGCGGGTGTCCCGCGTATCCAGGAGCTCCTGGGTATTTCCAAGAGCCCGAAGAAGCCCCTGAACTTCGTGTACCTCACGCCCGCGGACGGCGACAGTCTCGATCGGGCGATCATGGTCGCTCGCGAGCTCCAGAAGACAACGGTCCGTGATATCACCAAGTCCGTACGAATGTACTACGATCCCTTCCCGCTGACCACCGATACGGCGGTGGCCGAGGACCGCGAGATCCTCCAGCGGTTCCAGCAGTTCTCCACTGCCAATCCAGTCGATTGTGCATCCAAGTGGATTATGCGGCTCGAGTTTGACGAGACGGAGATGGCTGCACGCAACGTCCTTGACCCTGTGGCGATCCAGGACAAGCTCGGCCAGGCGGGTCTCCACATTCTGCAGTGTGTGTACTCCGACTCCAACTCTGACAAGCTCGTGATGCGTATCGTGTTCCCCGACGATGTGGTGAAGAACCTGCTCTCCCTCCGTTTCCTCGAGGAGCGTGTTCTCGACGTCGTCATCACTGGCATTGACGGTGTAGGTCGCGTGATCCCCCGCGAAGTCAATCGCGAGCTGGTATGGGACGAGAAGGCAAACTCGTACGTGTCCAAGAAGCAGCATGTCTTGGATGTAGAGGGTGCCAATCTGTACGAGCTTCTGGGCCGCGACAATGTTGATCCTACGCGGACATTCAGCAACCATATCCACGAAGTATACGATGTTCTCGGAGTGGAAGCTGCTCGCCAGGCTCTACTGGACGAGTTCGCAGAGGTGTTTGCCGAGGCGTACACCAACTATCATCACATGTCCGTGCTGATGGACGCCATGACGTACCAGGGCCGTCTAGTCTCGGTCAACCGGTTCGGTATGTACATGCACGACAACGGCGTGCTGGCCAAGTCGTCGTTTGAGGAGACGTCCAAGATCCTGTTCAATGCAGCCGTGTCCGCGGAGTTCGATCCCATGAAGGGCGTGTCGGCCAACATCATGTTCGGCCAGAAGCCTCCCTGCGGCACGGGCTTTGTCGACATTCTGCTGGACGAGACTCGACTGCCCGAAGGTACAGACGAGGCGTTCGTGGACTACGGTGACCAGATCAAACAGAAGGTGGAGGCAGCGTATGCGGGCGGAGACTCCGAGTGCAAGATCGAGGACATCTCGATGTGGTAATTAATTACGAATAATGAGTTTGTATAAATAAATGTCCTGGACAGCCTCTGACGGAATCGGCAGTATCCAGGTCCTAGAAGTGTTTGGCAGTGATCTGACGGTCGTGAATGCGGCCCGTGTATCGTTTGCAAAGGAGTCGCACGAATTCTCCGCAAACGATGAGAAGTTGGTGAACTATCTCGCGAAACACAATCATAACAGTCCCTTTTTCCATCCCCAAATTCGACTACGAATCAAGATGCCAATCTTTGTAGCTCGTGAATGGTTCCGTCACCAGATCGGGTTCGCTCGTAACGAGGTGTCCCGTCGTTACGTGGACTTTACGCCCGAGACGTGGATTCCGTCCCCTGAAGATCTGCGTGCCCGCGATCCCAAGATTAAGCAGGGGAGCCAGGATACGCCGGTAGAGAATTCCATCGTTCTGTCATCCGAAATCAAGGAGCACTGCGACGATATGGTGAATTTTTACCAGCATCTTCTTGATCACAACGTAGCCCCTGAGATTGCTCGGTGTGTTCTGCCTCAGGGGATGTACACGGAGTTCGTGGAAACGGGATCCCTGGCCGCTTACTCTCGTCTCGTTCTCCTCAGGACTGATCCAGGAGCCCAGCGGGAAATCCAGGCATACGCTCGTGCGATTGTCGGTCTTCTTGAGCCTCATTTTCCCGTGTCGTGGAAGGCACTTACCGACATCCCGATCAGTCAATAAAAACGACGAGCAATATTCCTTTCGTGTGGAAGAACTGCTTTGATGTCCGAAAAGAGCCAGTACGGACAGACAGTGACCTACGACGTGGTCAAGGTTTTACACAACCTTTTAACGCCATACTGCCACGTGCAGTATGTCAAGACCAAGTACCACGGGAACATGCTGATCATGGACGAGGAAGTGCAGTATTCGACGCTGGACGAGCACAGGTATCATTATCTGCTCACACAACCGCTCTTCACTCAGTGCCGGAATATTCTGATCTTGGGGGGTGGGGACGGGATGGCGGCTCGAAACCTATACAAATCCCCGTACACTTCCAGCATTACAATAGTCGATTGGGACCGCCAGTTCGTAGAGTTTGCGAAGACGAATCTCCCGGAGAACTGTGGATCGCTTCTGAATCCTCGGACAACGTACATCTCCGAAGACGCACTTCAGTTCGTAAGATCGACTGAGAACCGCTACGACGGTATCATCATTGATCTCCCCGATCCCGACGGAGATAGGATGGAAACTCTTTACTTTGATATCCTGGAACAACTCCCGGGGATCCTGAACCCTAATGGTATCATTTCCGCCCATGTGGGTCCAGTATCACTGTCTGAGAATCACCCGAACTGGGTGTTTATCAAAGAGTGTAAGCATCTCATGAAGCAACTGTTTCATACCGAACCGGTGTTTGATACAGTGTATGTTCCCACCTTTTCGCACGAGTGGGGATTCTTGGCATGTTATACGGGTCTATCCAGAAAATTCGATAGGTTCAGAATTGAGAATGATGTTTACGATATGTTCAAGAAACTCTGAGGAGTTCACACATATCCGTTGCGGTCAGCAGCGGCCTGGCGAGCAGCGGCCGCGGCCTCGCTTGAGGCAGCACCGTACACCATCGCCGATCCCACGGTCTGATTTCCTCCGCGGTGTCCCCGGCGGTGACGGCCTCCCTTCTTCGTGTGCCGGCGGCGGCGTCCGCCAAATCCGACAGGCTCAGACCCGCTCTTATCGAACGTTCCGTTGACACCCACGGCCGTGTCGGGGGCGACGGACGGCTCGGCGTACGGCAGCTCGGCAGGCTTGCCGTCCGTGGAAGGAGCAAACGCACCTCCACGGCGAGAACGGCGGCGGCGTCCGCCCTTGAGCTCCGACGGGCCCTGCCACGTGGCATCCGACATCGCAGGGAAACGCGACATTCCATCGGGGAGGTCAGAGCCAGTGTACGGGCCGCCAGTGAATCCGTACGCGGTTCCTCCCATCATCTTGCCCTTGCCCCTGCGGGTTCCACGACGACGACCGCCCATCGGTCCCATCTGTCCCATCAGCGTCCCGCCCTTCTTGTAAGTCTTCTTTGCTGCCTTCATCGCATCGCCCAGGGACATACCCGGCTTCTTTGCAGCCATAACGGCTTTTAACCATGCAGAGCGTCCACCTTCCATGTGTATTTGTTTCCTTAGTTAGACTTTATTGTGTAGTCGTACATTGGCGACTTGATCTGCTTCGGCTGGAATGAGACGTCAGCACTCTGGGGCTTCGGGTCGGGGTACGTTGTGGGCTTGTAACGCAGCGGGTCGGGCTTGATTCCAAACGAGCTGTCCGAGAACGTTCCAGTATAGAGTTCCATAGCGTTGTCCAGGCTGCCCCAGCACATAGCGACCCACTGACATCCGTACGAAAAGCATATTTCCGCATTTCCATTGGTAATCGCACTTGTCTTCATGTCGGGAACCACAAGCGTAATATTACGCTTGTTGAATTCGATAAGCTCATCGCTATCAAACGTCTGTGACGCCTGAGTGTACGTCATACGCCTCAACTGCGAAGAGACCCAGGACATATTCACCAGCTCGTCCATTCCGTTGCCCTTGATGTTTTCTCCGCTCACGATGACGAGCTTGCCCATCAGATTACAAATAGGCTCAACTCCTAAGTTCTTGCGTTGGTAAGAGTATTCGGAGTTCAGCATGTTTTTACGGAGGGTGTTCTTCATCGTGTCGGCACACTGAGTCAGTATAGCGTTGTCGGACGTGTGGAATACCAGAGACAGAATGAAGGGATTGTTGTACCCCGGTGTCACCGCACTGTTGAATGCAGAATTGGCGATGGTTACGCAGCAGTCTTCGAACGAGAGAGTGTTGTACGTGGTCATCTTCAGAGTCTTCGCATCGGCCAGACCAACAACTGGCTTCTTGTCGACGGCGTAGACGTCCAACTCAATGACACGAGCACCGCCCTTGACAACCTTGGTTATAGCGTCGGTCACAATGTACGTGTTGATCGTGTTTCCGGGAATGATAGTGTACCCGCTACTGGACACGTAGTAATCTCCCAGCGTATTTTTGTTCGGGCACCCGAGTGGCTCGGCTTTTGTGAGTTCAGAGTATACCGTGAGAGCCTGAGTGACCGATGCATCAGGAGGGGGGATGTTGCTCATACGAACGTAGGCTCCAATTGCTAGTCCTACACCAAGGAATGCAACCGAAATGCATACAATGACCCATAATAACTGAGTGGTGTCCATATTATTTCTTACTACGATGTTGTTTATATTTGAAAAACAGAGGACGCATCATCATCACTACATCATCTGGAACCTGTTCGTCCATCGGGATTTCAAAGAGGCAGCAATGGAGGAAGTATATGCAGTACATTCCGCACTGGGCGTCCTTGTACTGGTGCCGCAGGGCGTTGTACGAGAGAACGGTAGGCTCCGGGAACTTTTTCAAATCGTCTAGCTGTTCCTTCCACCGCTGCATCAGGCGGGATACCTCCTTCTCGGGTTTCTGGGCATACGAGTCAAAATACGTCATCCGCGGATGTTTCAGATGGTCGCGGAAATCGCAGAATGCCGCGATCCAGTGCTCCCCCGGTCCGTCGCTGGGGTCTGTGTTAAACACAATACCTACACGGCGGTACCCCTTCTTGTGAAGCTCGGAAATCTTCATACTGCACAGAGAAGACACTAGACACTTTCCCGTTTCGTTGTGAAGATCGAAATCAATGGGGACCGAACCCGTGTAGTAGTAATCGGGGATCAGTTTCATGTATTCCTTCTGCGATACGTCAATGTCGTCGGACGACAGCCACTCGGTTCCGTTCGACGCCCAGCTGTCGGGGGCCACAGGTTTTTTGACCAGAGCGTGGACAATACATTCTGGGGTTCCCGCCTTGCACGCATCCTTCATCCGCCGAGTGATTTCCTGCCACATATCATCCCCGGCCTTGACTGGTTTTTCACGAGGGTGTTCCTTATTGTAAGCTAGACGCAGCTTCTCCACTTCCCGTGGGTCCATTATTCAAAACGGATAAGAAACTATACAGCTAGGAAAAGGCATACCCAGGATGGATCAGCGTGACCTTGTCCGTGCCGTGCGTAAGTACCGCAATCTCGATGATGAACTGAAGGAGCTCAATGCCAAAGTCTACAAGCTCCGCGAGGACAAGAAGTTTGTGGAGAACGAGATGAGCGATATCCTGCGTCGTGCCAATTTCCAGAACCTCCACAAGCTCGAGATTCAGGATGACGGCTCGTACATCAAGATCCAGCGTCCCGAGACGTGGAGTAAACCGTGGTCTCTGTCGCAGAAGGAGCTCAAGGATCTTCTTAGCAGCTACACCGGTCCTATCTCTGACCTGTTTCGCTGGATTGTTGAGCGTAAGAAGCAGGATATGATCTCGAAGGAGTTTGCGTTTAAGCGTTTGATGGCAGTAGATAACAATGACGGCGAAGGAGGTACTGATGGAGAGGGTGGGCGAGTGGGTGCACACATCCTCCCATGAAGAGGAACTGCGTGATCTCTTTTTAGAATTGGAGGAAGCCCTTTGTAAAATGGACTTACTGCGAGCGGATTATAAGAAGTACAAAACACTCCACTTCGCCGAGTTCTGTGCGGAAATTTACAGCCTCACGAATGAATAATCTTATGAGCAGTCATTCGCGTCATGTTCCTTACTGCCAGCTGTATGCTGACCGTTGTCCTTTTTGCAATTTGATCGTCCGTGAACAGACAGACGCGTACCCTGGTATGATCGAAGAGTTGTTTCGGCCTATTGTGAGCCGGTTCTGGAAACGGTGGGATGCAGAGGGAGTTCCTATTGCGAACAATACAGATATTGACACTCTGACGTACCACCTTGCGTTAAGTGCCCTGTCTCGCTGGGTTCAGCCAAAGTACCACGATATTCTTGGGTTGTCAGAAGAAGAAATCATGAGGCACCCGATCGTCCTACAAAAAATGGGGGGTAAGTAATAATGGAGAAGTTTGCTACAGATACTGCCCCTAATGGACCCTACCCTGCCGCGACTGCGGGCGGTGGATGCGGATGCACTGGAGGTGGCCGTCGTCGTCACCGCCACACCAGGAAGGGCGGTGTGGGTATGGTCGATGACGCCCTCTTTGCTGTGGGTACGTCGTATGCTGCTGATAAGTACGGACGCAAGAAGTCGCTGGGTGGACGCCGCCGGACACACCGGCGTGGTGGTGTGGGTATGGTTGACGATGCCCTCCTTGCAGTGGGCACGTCGTATGCTGCTGATAAGTACGGACGCAAGGCCCCGATGGGCGGCCGCCGCCGCCGGACTGCGAAGCGTGGAGGTGCTGGCCTTATTGACGATGCGATTGTTGCCGGATCTGCTCTGACGCTTGCCCACTACTTTGCTAAGAAGCGTGGAGGCAAGAAGCCCCTGCCCCGCCGGCTCACGAAGAAGACCCTGGTATAACCTCTACGGGCGGCAGTGGAAACCCGTTGAAGGTCGAGGCTGTGACCCAAGAATATGCTCCAATGTTTTTCACTTCAAGGATGTCTGAATCGTCGATATCGCTCGGCAACCACACATCTTCTGCTATCTTGTCCGCTGAATCACATGTGCGTCCAAAGATTGTGAACTGTTCACAGCTTGCCCACGGTTTGCGTGTGATACAGTTAAATGTGGGTTTGAAGCCATCGAATAAGACCCCGGAGAATAGGCCATAGACAGATTCGTTGACCGTTATGCATTGTTTACCGTTGGGCAAGCGTTTCTTGCCAATCACCGGAACCTGGAGCGTACAGCTTTCCTCCGCAAAGAACCGGCCCGGCTCGGCAATGACACGCTTGAACGGCAGGGTCTTCACCTGTTCGCGGATATAGGGTGCCAGCTGATGCTTAAAGAACTCGTCGTTTGAGGTCGACCCTGAGAATCCTCCGCCGATATCCAGAAGTTCGGGGGTGAACGCTGCAGGTGAGTGTCTGAATACATCAAGGAAGCCTTTCACCGTCTCAATGGCCGACTGGTAAGCGGCCAGAGACGTGCAGTCGCTTCCTACGTGAAATGCGAGACCATACGTATGAAACCGGGGCTCACGATCGCAGAGTTCGTGGATATTTTTCAGGTGAAACCCAAACTTGCTGTTCAGGGGAATGCGGGCACCTCCTTTGTCGTCCACAAAAATACGAAGAATCGGTTTGGTTCCCGGTTGATCCTCTTTGATCTTGATTCCCTCTGTCTTGCTGTCAAAGGTCATGTATGGAATGGCGTGTTGCTTGACTTTAAACATTTCTTCACGCGACTTACACGGATTTGCATAAATCGTGTCGCTTGGCTTGGCTCCGATGGCGAGAACACGATGCACTTCATCCGCCGAAGCACAATCAAATCCTGCCCCTCCCCGATGCAGTTCCCCCAGTACTGCCTCTAGATTATTACACTTCACAGCATAGTGTGGACGAATGGATGGCAGGCACGATGTCCAGAGGTCGAGACGACGCCGAATGGCGGGGAGGGACAGGATAAGTTTCGCCAGCGTTGCTATGATTGTAGAAAAGAGAAGAAATCCGTGTAACAGATTTTCGTATACCCGCCATATATATACAAACTACCAGATGGCCGCCGTGATTGAATACTTTCCCTACAACCCTAAGAACCGCCCCTTGACTGCAGACGATGTAAACCGCATCCTCTGCATTCCAGGATACAAGGTGAAGAACCTCGCGATCTTCCAGAAGGCTATGATTCATTCTACCTACGTCCGTCGATCGGAGTACACGACCCTCACCGGCGAGCCAAGTGTTCTGGGCCCTTGTCCTCCTGGTGTGATGGACCTCCAGGACGAATCGTACGAACAACTGGAGTTCCGTGGTGATTCCTTGCTCGGTGCGGTAGTCGCCAATTACCTTTGTGAACGGTTCCCCGGCGAGGCTCCCGGGTTTCTGACCAATACCCGCAAACTGATTGTGCGGAACAAGACGCTCGGGACGCTGGCCAGGGACAAGCTCCGTCTTGACAACTTCTTTGTGGTCTCCAAGCACGTGGAAGAAATGGTGCCCGCCCACGGCCGTCAGAATATCGAGAAGCTCGGCGATGTTCTGGAAGCCTTTATTGCTGCTCTCTGGATTGATTCAGGGATGAATTTCCAGATAGTCAATGATTTCATCATCAACATGATCGAGACGCATCTAGATATTCCCCTGATGCTGCGTGAAGACGATAATTACAAGGACAGGATGCAGAAGTTCTGCCAGCAGAAGATGGGATTTACCCCGATCTACAAGATGATCCAGGACGGGACCGCGGGGTTCACGATGGCCGTGTGCAAACCCGACGGCGAGATTCTGGGGACGGGGAATTGCACGACCAAGAAACAGGCGGAGCAGAATGCGTGCCGGGCAGCACTGGAGAAATTGGTCTCGACCATGAAATAATGTACTGGCCCGCCCGATATTTCAGCGGGCTTACCCGAAAACAGAACAAACAACGTAAAAGCACAGCCACTCGTCGTCGCAAGATGTCGTGGAAAGATCCTAAGGCATATGTTCCGTTCAAGACCGACAAGGGTGTGAAAACACGGACATCTAAGTATGTTCGCGAATGGAAGAAGCAGTTCCCTAATGCCCACGGCCTCCAGGCGTACTCCAAAGCCACGGGCGTGCCTCTACCCATAGTGCGGGCATCCTACAACCGGGGAATGGCGGCGTGGCGAACGGGACATCGTCCAGGGGCGACGCAGCAGCAGTGGGGGTATGCTCGTGCCGCCAGTATGCTGACGTGCGGCAAGACACATTATACGACCGATGCCGACCTTGTCCAGAAAGCCAAAAAGACCGCCAAAGCTCGTGCGTGGTTTAGAAAGACGTGTAAGAACTAAGATAAATAAGATGGGCTGGCGTTACGTCCTGGTGAATCATACCCGCAAGGTCATTGAGGATGTGTCACTGCATAATATTTGGCATCGGATGAGCCACCTTATTCAGGAGGGGGGGTGGGAGACGGCGGACGATGTAGAAATGATGTTTGAAGATGGACGATATGAAGAGATCGGGGAGCTTGTTGTGAACAAGGGATACAAGAGCCACTATCATGCTTGGAGCTTTGATGATATCGTGCCTCGTCGCCAAGGTCAGTGAATTAGACGAGCGTGCGTGACCCGGTAAGTCTTGCGGTGGTCCCGCTTCTTCTTGCCGTTGCGGCACGTCTTTCCCCGGTTACAGGAGCTCGCATAGTATCCGTATCGCTGGTAGACCCCAGCAAATGAGGGCAGGATCTTCTCTGATCCTGTGGCCTCTGTCAATTTTTTCATGAGGGTATACACGCTCTTCATGACTGCCCGCTTGTTTCCGTAATGGAAGGTGTGTCCCTGGAAAATCTTGCGGAGGGAGTCGTAGGGGTAGTGTTTCGCAAGCATAGCAAAGAAGTGGCGGTAAATACTCTCCTTCTCTGACGTGTAATTGTACGCGATGCAAAACAGGAAGTCCATTCCGGGAGGTGCGTCTGGTTCCTTTTCCAGTAGTGATTCGTAGTGAGCAGATACCTTTTCAAACGACGGATCAGGAGGGGGGCAAATCACACGAGGATCTTCCTTGCACTGGTCCCGCAACTTCTTGTTCACGCGGTTATGGAAGTCGTAGAGCCACCGATCGGCGGGAGATTTCGGGGGCATTTCTTCGAGAAACCTTGCAGTGCTCTCGCGGCAGAACTTGCAGGGCAGGATATCTTTCAGATTCGGGAAAAAGTACTTCGCTTTATCGCCTTCGTAATGGGCAATCAGATGTAACATCTGCCACCCACTCGGGCCCCAGGCACGAGTATCCATTACTCTACACTCTTATCTTTTCTCGTTTGAATGTAATATATCATGGCTTCGCAGAATCCTTCCACTGCCTACACGGCCGTCCCCGAGAAGCCCAAGTCGTTCTTCTCCTCGTTCCCCTCGTTCAGCCTGCCGAAGCTGCCCGATTTCTTCGGAACAGGATCCACCGCCGCCCCGGCTCCGGCTCCAGCCCCCACCGCCGCCCCCACCACTGCGGTTGCCGAGCAGTCATCTGTCCAGCCTGGAGGCCGTCGTCGTCGCGGACGCAAGGGTACAAAGAAGGCTGGTCGTCGTCACCGCCGTTCCCGCAAGGGCGGGCTGACCCCAATGGAAGATATTAAGTTGACGGACGCAGACATCCGGTATGTAGCTACAGGGCCCAAGTACGATTTCCCTCCCACCCAGGTCCGCAAGCCGACGGGCAAGGGTCGTCGTACCCGTCGCGGTAAAAAGCATTCTCGCCGTTAAATAAACCAAAAATGTCGAACGTTATCTCCGGACTCGTGAAGAAGACTCTCCGCAAGCTCGGACTCGGTGGAGGTCGCCGGCACACGAAGAAGGGGGGTGCGTATCTTCTCCGGCCTCGCCCGATGGTTCGCCCCCCCACACCAGCCTCCTCTGAGCCTCGCCGCCGCCGTAAGACCAAGTCCAAAAAGGGTGGCGATGAGGACGAGAAGATGTCCTTTGCCCCCATGCAGACCCGCAAGGGAGGTCGTCGCCACCGTAGCCGCAAGCACTAAACTCAATCGACATCATTGCGTAGCTGGAACGTCGTCCAGCCACCGTACGTATACTTGCCATACTTTGTCTCAATCTCCTTGAGCATGCCTTGGATACTCCAGTCCCGAGTACCACGATTTGTCTCCCACCACTGCTTGAACTTGTCGGTCAATGTCGGCTTCCGCACCGGTACCACTTCCTCGCCCTCGGCTGCCGGGCGAGTATACTCGTTGATGAACCGCATGATCGCATTGCTCTCCTCGCGATACTCGTTCGTGTACTCCAGAATCTCTGCCGGAGGAACCAGATCCTCGCCTGCATGCTGGATGTACGTCTGAATCAGAAACGCCAGGAAACACTTGCCCCACTCCTCCGACTTGACCTTCCGTTCAATCGACATATCCATCTTGTAATCGTTCGGACCCTTGGGATCCTGGACGAACTTGGAGATGAAGTTGATCACCACGAAACGACGCCAAGTACCCTGGTCGTTCGTATTGATCTTCGGCTTGTCGTTACAGGCCAGGTGCAGCTTTGCCTGCAACTCGAACTCAATCATCGACTTGGAACCAGCATACAGGTCGCGAGTAATGATTTTTTCGGACGACGTCAACTCCTTCATGTACCCCGTGTTGAGGGGAACCGACTCGTCAGGCTCCTGCATCGTCACGAACCGCCGGCCCTTCAGTCGCACCACCTCAGGAGAGGCTGCCCCTGACTTGCCACGAGCCTGTGTCAGCAACGAGATCGGGACCTTGCACGCATAATCTCCCAGTGCTGACTCCATCAGACAGATGAGCATAGACTTGCCGTTGGAGCCCACACCCGTCCACGTATGAAACTTCTGGTTACCCAGACCGTTCAGACACCTTGCCAAGTGCCGAACCTGGTAATCACGAACCCGCTTGATCGGGAAGATCTTGTGCAAGAAGTCGTCAATCTCCTTCCATTCCCGGAACTCCTTGTACGACCGTCCGACGTCATACTCGTTGTTTGTGGAGAACGATACGTAGTCCTCCTGCCGACCCGGACGGAACTCGCACTTGTCCATATCAAACACCCCATTCGCACACGCCAGGAGTGTACGGTTCTCATCGATCTTCTTCGTGAACTGCTCGTCCAAGAACAACTCCTGGCACTCCTTCATCACATTCGACTTGAACGCCGTCTTCTTCAGTAGAATAGCAACTTTGAACAGCTGCTGCTGCATGATGGTGTCAGTACAGTACGAGCACCCGCACGCGTTCGGATCCTTGGCCTGGCACGCCTCGCCGTCCACCAGTTTCTGGCCGTAGTATCCCGCACGCTGAATGTACAGCTTCCAGATTGTTACCGACAGCTCCTGCTGAAGTTGGACACCGCGATCCAGCTCAACCCAGACGTGCCCGACATACCGGAACCACACGTTCTTTCCGAAGTTCACACACTTGTACTCGTCACGGAACTTGGAGTGCACGACTGCTGCCACGTCATACTCTGCACCGCCCTTGGACGCATCAACCTTGCGGAGAACGTTCCGCTCCTCGATCTTCTTGTACTCCTCGAAGTTGTCCGTCTTTGACCAGTAGAACAGCGAGCCCATACCGATCTTCTGACCGTGATTGCGGAACCCGAACGAGTTCCATTTGGCAATACACTCGCGGACATTGAACTGCGGCGACCGGCGACTGAACTCCTCGAACTCGTCGTAGAGATCAGGGTGAATGTTCTTGAGACACATACCCACCTCAATCCATTCGTTGTAATCGGTTGTGCGGTGATCGGAGAGGTTCGCAACGTGCTCACGAATATTCTGAATCTCTTCCTGCGACAGTGGGCGGATCACAACATTGTTCGGAGACGACTCGCGAGACCCTGGCAGACGACGCTCGGCGGGACGGCCACGTCCAGGTGCGATCGCCCGACCACCGGAAATCCGCACATTCTCTACGCTCGTCTCTGGCAGATCGCCAAACTGCTTCGTACCCTCCTCCGTCATCGGCGTCTCCTTCGTCGGATCACGTTCACGGATATCCAGTTTCCGGAGCAGATCTACGGTGAACGGGACTGGGCTGTCGTCTACCACCGCCTCATCACCAGATACCATCACGCGATACGTGATGAGATAGGGCAGACCACCAGGCTTGGAAGCACCGTACATAATCAGACCGCTTGATCGCTTTGCAACAGCCTCATCATACACCTTCGACCACTCCTTCACCTTCAGTGGCAGATCCTCAAACACCGACATTTTCGTCAGCATGATGTTGCGAACCGCCATCTCAATATACTTGTTCGTCCGCATTGCCGGGACCATAATGTGGACACCGCCGGCCATACCCTTATCCCCCTTCTTCACGGGCAGCTTCTTCTCCATCACAAAGACCTCTACCGGATCGGGGGAATCCAGGAAGGTCTTGAGGGTCTTGACATATTCAATACTGAACTTGACAATCTGATCGCGAGTGTGAAGATTGCCTGTGGTCCCAGGCTCATACAGGAAATCCAGATCGACCTTGCACGGTCCCAGAGCAGGGTGGGGGGCCTCAACCAGTGCGATCTTGTTGTTCCAAACAGCAACATGGTCATGGTAGAGCTCATAGAACTCCTGCAGATCATCATCTCCGATGAAATACTTGGAAGGATTCGGTGGCATCGTCATGTGCGTATGTGGCTCATTCGCACCCGTCACCTTCTTCTTCTCCAAGAAATTGATCAGTGCACCCTGTGACGACATTTTCGTTGGGTGTGTGTAGTCCTCAGAGAATATTGCGGCGGCCGGTCCATTTTGAACGCACGGATCTGTTCTGCTGAGAACAAAACGAATAGAATTACGGATTACAGTATAAGAAGCACAAGAATGAAGTTCTGCCCTGACTGTGAAAACTTCCTGTACGCCCTCGAGGAGAATGCGGAGGGCGTAGGCTTCAAGTGCCGTAAGTGCCCATACGTCGAATCAATTACCCACGCGAACCCTATGGTCTACGAGCACAATCTCAAGGAAGACAAGGCGACCCAGCTAGTCATGAATCCTTACCTAAAAGACGATCCTACGCTTCCCCGCCTAAACACTGTAAAGTGCCCTGCTTCTGGCTGCCCGTCATCGGAAGTTGTGGCAGTGAAACTTAGTAAGGTAGATCTGATCTGGATGTACCAGTGTACCGCTTGCGGAACGTCGTGGAAGCAGGCTTCTCGCCGTTAATAGAAAGAAATTACAGGTAGTAAGTATAAACCAGGTATAAGATGATCAGGAAACTCTTCTTTTTTGCCTTGGCAGTTTCGTCAGGGTGGGCACAGACCCCATTTCCATCTTCGGTTGGAGGTAGTTTGACTGCTACTGCTACTGCAACTGCTACTCGTTCCCGTATTCCTGCTGGTGCCGGCTCTATTTCGGCTACCGGCACCCGTTCCCGTCTCCGCCCCGGTGTTACTGTTTCCCCCACAATTTCCCGTTCCCGTGCTCCTGTCGCTGCCGGCTCTATTTCGGCTACCGGCACTCGTTCCCGTATGGCTGGTCCTGTTTCTGCCACGGTGACTGCTACTCGTTCCCGTGCTGGTGCCTCATTTACCCCAACGGTCACTGCTACTCGTACTCGTCAGGCTGGCCTCTCTGTTTCGGCCACTGTCACTCGCACTCGTTCCCGTGCCGGGGCTACTGTTTCGCCTACGGTCACCGCCACTGCTACCCGTTCTCGTGTCGGGGCTTCTGTTTCCCCTACGGTCACGGGTACTCGCACTCGTTCTCGTGTCGGGGCTTCTGTTTCCCCTACGGTCACCGCCACTCGTTCCCGTGCCAGGGCTACTGTTTCCCCCACGGTCACTGCTACTCGCACTCGTTCTCGTGCCGCCGCTACTGTTTCCCCTACGGTCACCGGTACGCCCACCGAATCTCGCACTGCCACAGCCGGTTCGTCTGCGTCGAATACGTTCACAAATACCATGACTGCATCTCGCTCGTCAACTGGATCCAATACCCCAAGTTTCACTGGAAGTCTCACTGCGACACCCAGCCTTACTCAGAGCTTTAGTAATACAAATACTCCCGGACTTGTTCCTTCAGTATCCACCTCTCTGTCCCAGACAGGAACCCAATCGGTGACAAACACTCCTTCCAACAACCCCCAACTTGTCTCTGCCAACGCCGCAGCAGCCGCTTCCGCCGCTTCCAACAGTATCGGAATCATCGTGGGGTCCGCAACTGGGGGTGCTCTCTTGGGTGTCATAGGAACTCTTCTTGTTGCTTACCACATGGCGAACCGTCCACGCCGTATTGCCTCACCTCCCCTGTTCCCAGTTGCACACACGACCGTTGACATCCCCCCTCCCTACTTCCAGGAAGAGCAGCAGGCTCCTCAAACAATGATTACTCGGCCACGAACCTTTACCATCCCTCCTATCAACAACCAAAAAATACCTAAATTTGCCTCGTCTCGCACAACCTTCAACCCTCTTCCCACTCAGACGACACATAACCCATTCATGAAATCGTCATCTCTACAACCGCCCCAGCCCCCGCCCCCGCCCCCGGACGAGTAGAACCACTTGACGAACGTGCGGGTTCAGCTTGCCATCGCTACGATTCATCTTGCGACGATCATACACCTCCACAATCCGACCCTCAATATCAAACATCTTGCGAAGCAGAGCAAACAGGCCGTTGTTGAACGTCAGATCCAGCGGCACCCCGTTCGGCAGACGCTGACGTAGGCGGGGCGTCTCCGTATCGACATCCGTGCGGTAATACTCAAACAGCGGGATCCGGCGGTCGTTCTCGGGGTACCCAATGGCATCGCGAAGACCCTCGATGATATCGTACATGTTCATGTGCTGCATAGCATAGATCTGGGCCTGGGAAAGGGTGTTGCCATTGATGTGCAGGGTAATCGAGCCGTTCATTTTATGCTTGGAAAAACAGGTGGAGATCTCTCTATCCGTTTTTCCCAGTTCAGTATAATACAATAATGGTATCTACTCGTGCCGACAAGTTTTGCAGGTGCGTCAAAGCCGTGCGGAACACTATAAAAGCCCGCAAGGGGTCAACGAAAGAGAGTGGGGCTATTGCAGTATGCACTACACGCCTGCTCTGGCCACATGGAAAAACACTGCGTAAAGTTCGCTGTCTCAAGCGGAAACAACTTCTGACTCAGAAACGGCGAAAATAAGAAGAAGTTCATGATCATCGTTAGTGTCATCGTCAAGTACACTCCTCGCATGTACCCCGTCTGGTACCCCCTCTTTTCCGCGTGCTCTACCTCGACATTTATAATGTTTTCAAGTTTGTCGACGAGTGTCATACAGTATTTGTAAGACCTGGACTGTGTCTGTGTAAAGCCTATTCCATATGCGAAAAACGAATTACAAAGAAACTGTTATGAACAATAACAATACAACAGCATGGCAGACTTCATTCATCGTGCTGATATTGTGAAGGCACAGGAGTCTCCCCGGACAACTCTCCCTTATTTCAGCAAGTACGAGTACACCGCCCTCCTATCTATGCGGACCCAGCAACTGTATGATGGTGCACCCCCCCTCGTCCCCGTCCAAGAATTCAATCGTGATGATCCGCGTTTCTTCTGGAAGATTGCTGAGCGGGAAGTTCTGGAACGCAAGCTCCCCTTCATCATGCGTCGCCACCTCCCAGACGGGTCCTCGGAATACTGGAGCGTCTCGGAACTTGAACTCGCATGGTAATAACAGGAGAGATGGAAGAGTCCCTCAAAAAGCTGGAAGATACGTCGGAATCTTCGAGCGATATCGCGAATAGCTGGAATAGTGCCCATGAAACTCTCCTAGCATCTATCGGAGACAAGGCAAATTGTATGCGATGGATGCACACCCAATCACAAGTTTATTACGACCGCTGGAATTTTTGGCTTTCTGTTCCCAGTGTCACTCTGACCGCCCTTGCCGGGGCGACGACTATCGGACTTACTCAATTGAATCCCCTCGCACAAACATACGTCACAATTATAGTGGGAGTCACCACAATCGCCACGGGCGTTCTAACCTCTGTTAATCAACTCATTAAAGCCCCTCAATCGTCCGAGGGTCATCGCATTGCCGCCATAGCATACGGAAAACTGTACCGCGTGATTTCCAACGAATTGGCCCTGCGACGGGATCAGCGTACCAACGCCCAGGAGTTCCTAAAAGTCATTCGAGTAGAACAGGATCGCCTGGAAGAATCGTGTCCCGTCATTCACTCAAACATCATACGCCGATTCAACAAAAAAGTAGAATCTAACGTCACCCTAGAAAAACCCGAGATTGTTGGAGAGTTGGACCACATACACGTGAATATGTCATCAAAACCTCCGCCTGGAATGGCTCGACAGGTGTCGGAACCACCCTCCTCCCCCGTTCTAAACTATTATAAAAAGCAACTTCCTCATAATCCACTCAAGAACCCCATTTCTCCCGCCCGTCTGCCTCCTCCTCCTCCCGCCCCATCCTCACTTGCCGTTATTCCCGATGAGTGAGAGCTGCTGTGACGTAGGGGGAAACAGGAGAAGCGGGACCACGGGCCTGCCGGGATCAACCCACCGTGCGGGATCGTATGATAGCGTCTCGTTCGCCATCTTGATATCGACCTCGGATGCAGCGTCAAAGCGAGGGTCGTTCTTCTGGATGGCAGCGTACTCTGCCAGTGTACCCTGCGTCGAAAACAGGTAGCTCGAGGTGCTCTCGAACGAAATACGTAGTCCGAGAACAACCACCAACACCGCCGTGAGGTAGTGCTTCGTGAACAGCAGTCCACAGATCACTGCCAGCCATACGATCCGAGTAAATATCGGCTGTGTAAGGAAGGCGTCAAGGATAGTTTTGGGGATTCCAATCAGTGCGGTGAATGCGTACACCGCAATGATGGCAACCGATGCTTGTATGTCTCGCGGTGTGGCCAGCATCTTTGTTAAAACGGAACAATAAATATGGGAATGGAAGACAAGACTATAGACCAATATGCCGATTGATATGCGGTGTGTGACGTGCGGCGGAATTCTGGCAGGAAAGTGGCTTGACTACGTTAGGCTCGTAGAGGAGGGCAAGAAGAAGGACGGGCGTACCGATACGACGATTCCGTATCTCACAAAGACGACCCTCAAGACTGCCGAGGGTCGGGCGATGGACGAACTCGGTCTGACACGCGAATGCTGTCGTCGTCACATGCTTACGCACGTAGAACTTTTCTAGAATGAATATAATGTCCGTAGCGTCTCCCACTCCTTGGCCGCACACCAATACTTCTTCCGGCTTGGCGACCTTCCAGGCTCGCCGCCCTTTTTCGTCTAACGAGTATTTGGCTCTCCGTAAGAAGGCCATTGAACAGGCCCTGAACGCTCCCCCCGTGAACACCGTAAACCTCCAGAACAGTTCAGAGTTCACTGCCCGTGTTCGGAAATTGGCATCCCGCGACTCCGATCCTCTCCTCAAACTTGGAACTAACGGCATTGTGTCTCGCGAACCCAACCCTGTAATGAAGGGTGGCGGCACTATACCGAACAATACGTCCGCCAACATGATCGCTCGTGCGGCAGGTAACGCTTATTCTGCCTCCTATTTCAACTACCAGCCCCGCCAGGAGTACCAGTCGGCTGGATGCTCAACCCTGCTCAACGACAACGTTACGTTCCCCAAGGCTGTTGAGTGTTCCGAGCCCAAGTTCCGTCCGGCGTACCATGTGGTGTCTCCTTATTCCCAGCGTGTTCACTTTGGACTGCTCCGGAACAGCAACAAGGTTGTCATCGCCGCCCAGAACTATACCCTTCCCAACAATTCTGGAGGTTGCCAGCTGACCACGATTTACTAATCTAGTGATAATAACAAATGTCTGGAGAAATACTTCACGTCTTACTCATTCTCCGGAACCAGGTCAAGCTCTACCATTGGCAGACCATGTCGTTTGGCCGTCACAAGGCGACCGATGACCTTGTAGAAAGCCTTGATTCCAACATTGACAAGTTCACCGAGGCATATATGGGTCGCTACGGTCGCCCCAAGATGACAGCGTCGACCGGCAAGCTCCAGATCTATGATGTCAACGACAAGCGGGCTCCTCAACTCATGAAGGAGGCCATACAGTGGCTGACCAAAACCCTGCCGAAGCAGCTCTCGAAGGATGACACTGATCTCCTGAATATCCGGGACGAAATTCTAGGAGACATTCAGCAGGCTCGGTACTTGTTTACGCTTCATTGAGGAGTATACTAATAATAGATACATACATGCTGTGGGTGTATGCTGGACTCGATCTAGCAGCCTGCGATCGTCTGGCTCGTTCATCTCTTCCATCCGGATACATTGACGTATCGAAGACACGAACCGCCGAACTTGCCGAGACCATGACCACCATTTATACCCACCATCCAGGATGCTCAATGTACCTAGGATTTCTCGATCCACTCCAAATGCTTTCGCCACCCCACGAAGCCGCCTGCCGCCGTGTTTTTCGGGAGTGTACCGTTGCATTTGCTACAAGCAACCCCCTTCTGATCCCTTATTCATGGAAAAACGGAACTGCAAAAGTGGTAGTGGTGGGTACTAAGAACAAAGAAGATGCTAGTGACTCCAAGGTTGTCCACGATGGTCGTACTCCACTCATACAAGATGAAGCTTGATACTGACGATATGTTGCGTAACACACCTATTGATAGCGAAATCATCAAAATTGAGAAGCGAGGAATCCTGCGTCGAGGCGAGTCGAAGCGGGATCGTATTAAGCGTCGGAATCCAAAGGCCGTGACTACGTCTGGATTCGGACACAATTCGGTAACTGTAGTTCTTATGAACAATGGAGACGGTAAGCTTCCAGACAAGGAGATCACTGTCAAGATCTTCCACAACGGCGTGTTTCACATGACAGGTATTCTTGATCCAGGGTATGAGATTTCGTCTCTACGCGTCCTGCGTGAAAAGATCCCTGCCTCATGCGTAAAAGAGGGCAGCTGGGACGAACATATTGAACGCCGTGTTCTTCTCATGAACTACTCCACTTCGTTTACAAATACCCTCAGTATTTCCCGAGTGGCTCTTCAGCGGTATTTCCAAGAGAGAGGCATCCAGGCCGAGTTCGAGCCAGATGTATCTCCGTGTGTCAAGGTCGTGTTCCCACAGAGATGGACCGCGTGTATCTTCCGCACCGGCAAGATAAATCTGACCGCTCTCAAGTCCCACGAGGATTGTACAGAGTTCGTAAAGATTCTTGAGCCGCACTTTGATGCGTACAGTAAGTCGTCTACACCGTCACTGTCGTATTGAACTGTATAGAGTAATATGTCTTCACGACCAGAAAGGCTACAAGTGCCAATGCCAGAATGAATAACATAATAAAGTAATCAGACCGAATCATCATTTTTTGGGCGAACATGAAGTAACTACCAGTGATTATAACGAATACGACGAGTGCGGCGAGAAGCCCCCCGACGTTTGCGTATAGATCCGTGCTTAGCCCGAGTGCCATTCTTCTTGTGTTTTAGTGTCTTCTTCTTTTTCAACCGGCGACCCCCACCTCCGGGTGGAGGCATGAGTTTCGGAGACGCGTCTCCCAGCCCATCAAACTGCTTGTCGGCCGCAAGCTGGTGCTGTACCGACAGAATTCCAGCAAATGTAGCTTTAGGGTCTACTCCTCCCGCACTCGGCATCGAAGGAACGTTCTTGACTTCCACATCGCCTCCACGCATCAACATCATCCGCTGAACCATCCGCAGATTCGCTACCCGCTGGGATCCCCGCCGGGCTCCTCGCCGCCGGCTACGACTACGACGACCACCAACCTTTCCTCCGAGAACGCTGAGTGCTTTCGCCTGGTCTACAGTACTCTCGTTTACCGTGGTTGCAGCCGCAGTTATGTGGGACCCCTCCACCGCCTGTGGAATCGGACCGGGCTGGGACGGTACTTCAGGGCTAGGAATAATTGTTCCGTCAGATTGAACAGTTTGCGTCGACATATACGTATTATTTACAGGTTAGAATAGAAAAGGTGTAATGGACGATAAAGATTACCAGGCTACCGAGATCCAGAGCCTAGTTCGCGATATGGACGACAGCAAGAAGAAGTGGAAGGCTCTAAAGACTACGAACAAGGACGAGTACATGAAAAAACTGGTGGAGGAGAACCAGACCCTGCATTTCAATTACCCCTCGATTTTCGAGAAGCACGCAGAGGACGGTCTGGATGCTACGTTTTTCTACATGCTCAACCAGAAGCGGCGGATTGAGAAGGGAGAACTGACAGAAGATCAGGCAACAAAAGAGGTAGGAACGCGGCTGGCGAATCGCTGGGTTGCCCCCGTTCTCAGCAACACGCCTGTTCCGAAAGAGGAGTCGTACGAGGAGTACTACAAACGGATTACTAAGAATAAATAACCTTGCGAAGACCGTATTCGTCCATACACTTCTGTAGGAAGTTCCGACAGTTCTGGCACGGCTTTGAAGACTTGAGTGTTCCATCGATCCCGTGTCGCACGACAATGAGCGTGGCACCCCTAAGTAACGAGAAATCACCCAGGCTCTTGACAACATTGACTTCTGCGTGAATCGTCTTTTCCCAGTACCCGCATCCCCGCGAGCGGGATCCTACCTTGTTGAACGCTGAAGCGAGAACCTTGTTGCCCTTGAGAATAATCGCATGATGCATGGATGTGTTGAGAGGATTCGTAGCAGGTATAGGCTGGGAGTAAATATACTTTTCCATTTGTGGTCAGTTAGCTGCTCTCAAATGAAAAAGACTGAGTATAAATTCGTTTTACTCTGCTTCGCCACTCGTAAACTCGGGCTACACTACTCTGCCTTGATCTGTGCCCTCAGTTCTTCCAGCATCGCACCCAACTTGTTCTCACCCTTCCATTTCTTGGGATCCTTTGCCATCGTCGTATTCGCCGACGTTCCAATACCCCAGTACTTATCACGCGAATCAGCGTTTGCCAGCCGCTTGTCCTCTGTATCCAGCAACTTCTTCCGCAGCTCTAGATTCTGCGTGAACTTGGCCCGCAGAACCGTCTTCATCACCTCGTCCTTCTTCTCCTTCCACGTCTCTTCCTTGTACTCCTTCACCTTCTTCCCCGCTGCCTTTGCTGACTGAGCAGATTTGGCCTTGAGAATCTTCTCGAACGCCTCCTCATCTCCAAACGTCTTGGCCTTGATTCCCTGGTACGCATGCTCCGCCGACTTGTACTTCACTCCATCCAACTCAAACTCTGTCTCGTAGAAGTTCGACAACTCCTTGTTCTCCGGCTCCTTTGAGAAGAAGAACACGATTTCGGGCAGGGGCACGACATCCTTCGCCTTCACAATCCGCTTCCGACGCACGGGCTCCTTCGCCACTTCGGGCTTCGGCTCTCCGTCCTTCTTCTCCTCGGACTCCTCTTCCTCATCCTTCTTGACTTCCGTTTCGGCCTCGACTTCGGGCTCAGGTTCAGGCTCCTTCGGCTTCGGCTTCTCCACCCGTTTGAACGCGAACGTACGGTACAGGAAACTGAACTCCTGCTCCGCCTTGTCCAGAACAATCTGGTTCTGCGTCGTGTACACATCCTTGAACGACTTTGAATCAATCAGTTCCAGTCCCTCCTCTCCCATGATCCGCGTCACCGTATCGAACGGCACCAAGTACTCTGGCGAAGGCTTGACCGTCGACTCCAAGAGCACATCAATCTGCTGCCCGAACTCGTCCTTCCATGCCCCCGCATCCTCGTACTTCTTCGTGATCTCCGCCAGCGTCTTACCGTTCGACCGGAACGTGTGTCTCTCCTTCCCCATCAGCAGAGAGTATACTGCCTGTCCATCCAGAACCGTGCCGAAGAAGATGGTCTTGCAGTGCTTCAGATTTCCCACGAATGTCCGGAACATCTCCTCCGACGCACACGCATAATGCATCGCGAACTGGCAGGCTACCAGATCCCATTCCTGGATTCCCTTGAACTCTGCGAGATACGGCGTCGTCGCTGGCTCGTCTCCAAACACAATCTTGAGATACCTTGAATCCTGCTCCTCAAACGGTTTCGTCATATCCGCCTGTGCGAACAGAACCTTCGGCAAGAACTCGTTCGACCGCTTCTTCTCGTTGAGGTAGCGGACACACGCACCTTGACGCGGCATATTGATGTTTGTTGCCGAGATGTCCAGACCCAGAACCTTCGACGGCTTCGTCCGCCGCCACTTGTGCAGATCCCCACCCCGTCCCACCGCCAACTCCAGAAGCGTGTTGCCCGGAACTACGTAAGACGAGTACTGCCCCTCCTTCACCCGATTATGGAACGCCCGCACCTGGTTCCGCTCCCTCGAGTTCTCGTCGTCGCGGTAGTACATATCGTCCTCAAACGTATCGTCCGGAGGATTCGTCCATACAATCTTCAGCATCGCCTCCGTGATCGGAACGTGAATCGATGTCCAGATCGAGTCGGCCACATTGATATCGTTGCCGTACTCCGCCCGCCGCAGAACACGGTACAGGTACGTCTTGTCGTACCGCGTCCGCATGACCGCCCACGTCTTTGTGGGCACGTCGTACGAACACTCGATGATGGTATTGTCCTCCACCTTGTTTCCCCCAATATCTACCGGAACACCCTTCTCGTTCAGCGGACAGTGCAGAACGTACGCTTCAGGGTACCTCGGAGCTGCCGGCTGGAATACTGACGGAACACGCGTCCCTGAATCCGCTAGCTGAATAAACTCCGGCGGAAGTTTCGGTGGCACATACTCCCCCGTCAATGTTTCGCAAGGGTACAGAATATCCAGACCCGGTGTGCGTCCGACATACAGTGTTCCATTCTTCATCATCTCCTTCCGGACAACATCGTACACCGGTGCCTCCTCGAACTTTACTAGAAAGTCAATCGAGTTCTGGTGCGGGGGTTTCCACTTGTACACCCGCGTCCACGTCTTGCCCCGCGTATCCACATGCGGAGCCACCGCCGACTCACGCGGCGTAAAGATGAGACCGTCCGTCTCGTACTCGAACTCCGTATCCAGAATCGTCTTGATCGCATCTTCCATTGCCGCTCCCTCGCCCGCCAAGAACAGCTTGGTCTCCACCCGCAACGTTGTCTCCGACGATGCTGCAAACTCGCTCGCCGTGTCCAGAACAAACTGGCGGGCACACCCCAGACGCGAGAGGGTAGGATTCTTCTTGATATCCTCATCCGTCGTGAACAGCGGGAGAGACCGCGTGTCGCGACCCTTGTAGTAGTACATGTCGAAGATACAGAAGAGGTTCTTGGCGGGAATGTACTCCCCATCCAGGAAATCCCCGTTGTGGACATCAGAATTTGCAGTCAGACCCGTGAATACTACTTGGCCGTTGGGATTCGCCCGCACCACCCTCCGATCGCGAGTCACGAACAGTCCACACCGCTGACCGTCCGCCTTGTTGGTGACAGTGTACCCGCTCAGAATGTTGTACGGCCGATCCTTGACGATGTGCCGGCGTTCCAGTGTGATCGGGTTGTAGAACAGATTGCCCGACGCCTTGAACTCAGCCGAATACTTCTGCAGATCCGACAGTGGTAGAATGTGTGTCGTCTCCTGGTACGCTCCGATGATCGTTTCCAGGACGCGGTACAGTACTCGCTGGATCTCCTTCGCTGGTCGCGGACTCTTTCGTGGAGTGTACTCCACCTCCAGCTCGTACTCTGCCGCATTTTTCAGGACGTCCCGAATCCCTTCCTTCGCCGACTTCTTGATCTTCACCATCGAGAAGTCGATACGGAACTCCCCGCCCGGAACCTTGAACGACTGGCGGTGAATCACGCGGATGTACGCTGCAGGGTCGTCTGGGTTCCCGTCAAAGTCTTTCTTCAGATGCTTCTCCGTCTTCAGCGAGAACCGGCAGAAGAAATCCGCGATGTCCAGGACGTCCCGCGTCGTGTCCGCCTTCGTCTCCTTCCGGTCGACCGAGTCAAAGTACCGGGTCTTACGCTCAACGTCCAGCGGGATGTCTTTGAACGACTTGGTGACACACACCTTGTGAATGTTTGAGGCACCCAGAACGTGGACGCGAATGTCCTGGGGGTAGATGCAGGTGAGACGACTCTCCTCCGTAGACTCGGCAGTGATGGTCTTGATCGCGGACAGAATACGTTCGGCAACATCGCGAGTTTGGATTCGGCCAGCGAGAACCCTTGCCTCAAACTCCGCTCGTGGATCTGTGTTCGATATATTGATGAACTCGGCAATATCTGCCGATTGACGGGTTTTGTCCAGTGCCCGCTCCATTGTTAATTTCTTAGATCAAAAACGGCCAGGTTTACCCGTTTTGGCGAGTTTCTCGTACTTACTCCTATCTACGTCTCCAGCCTCTAAGTGTGCCCGCTGGTCGAAACAAAAAGCGACATACCGCTCAATTTCAGCGAGACACTCCCCTGGGAGGTTCTTGGACGACACGTATACGCCAGTATCCGAACGGGTGAACTCATTCGTATACTTGCGGATGATCTTAAAAATCTGTTCATGCTCATTCTGGTCCAGCTTCTCAAGAAGAGGCAGGAGCTTCTCGGCTGACATTTAGTTGTAGTGTCGTGGGTGCCTCTAAACTTGACGACGCCGGGCCGAGGCGACGCTTACGACGCACTGGCTCCTTCGTTTCCGCCTTCGTCTCCTGGACTGTTACCGTCTTCACCCCTCCTTCGCCCGACGAACTTCCGGTGGCAGGCTTCTCCTCCACCTCTGGAACGACAGCCTCCACCGGCTTCGTCTCCGCGGCCGCCGGAATACGCTTAATCAGCTTACCCAGGACGAACACCTGCTCGTCGTTCTGCTTGAACTCCGCACCCAGAACCTCGAACTCAATCTCGTCGTTCTCCTGCGTCGCCTCGAACTCCGCATTTCCGATATGGAGATCACGGGGCAGAAGCACACGCAGGGGAGACTGCTCGGCGTGCACGCCAATCTTTGACTTGAACATGACCGGAACACGGAGAATTTGGCCTTTGCGGGGATAACAGATATCCGCCTGGAACCGCACCTCGTACGCCACACCCGACTTCAGGATATTTAGGCGGCCCAGCGAATAGTCGAGAATCACACTTGTCTTTGGCTGGACATACCCCTCCGTTCCACACCGACCCTCGATCTGACCTTTGAGCTGCGATAAGAGCGAAGACTGGATATTCCGTTGGACATACTTTGACGGAATAGTGAGGATCCGAGTCAGCTCCCTCCTCTCAAACATTTTTCCTGTCGTCATGTTATTCTATGCGTCGGATCTGTTTTATATGATTTTACTCCTTAAAATGGCAGAGTACGCTGGGCCAGAGACCACGGACCATACTTCTGGCTGAACCCAAACGAACTTGTTGCTTCCCGACCGTGCCACCATGCTGATGAACACACACTGCTTCTTCTTCTCCTTAGCATCCGGGTGCATGACCATCCCTGCATCTTTTACCAGCGTCTCCAATTCCGGCTTGGCGTCAAACGATGTACACGCTTTCGGCTTCACTGTCTTGGTCCGCTTCACACGCTGTATATGTCCGTCCACCACCTCAAACGCTGCAATCTTGAATGTTTGGTCTTCGCACGTACACAGAATCCTTCCCTCCTTAATCTTTTCCGCGATAGCGTTCAGGTGCGTCGTTGCCCACAGTGCGTACGCGTCCCGCCCTGTTCCTATCAGATCCACCTGCTTTCCGTCCTCATCTACAACATTCTCATGACCCATCACAAATCCTACCCCTGGAATCTCAAGGCCCGCTGCATAGTTGGGCGTAGGTGTTGGTCGCGACACAATCAGTGCCTTCTTATCCCCTGGTTTCATCACCTGATCCACCAAAAACCACTCGACCACCTCGGGAGTAAAGGGTTCAAAGAGAGACGGTGTATCAAACGACGCACGCAGATCGGCCAGCAGACTTGTTGTTTCCTCTCCCGACTCCGACTCCGGCTTCTCCTTCTCCTCCTTTTCCTCTTTTTCCTCTTCCTTCGCCTCTTCGGGGATGTCAACAGCAATAGGCACATCTCCCGAATCTTTTACTGACCGCTCGTACATCGTAGCATCCGAGGCACCCTCCGGAAGGAAGGCGTACACTCCATCCCTGTTTTCCAGAGTTCCTATCCGTCCAGCCCGATCACGAAGCTTCAGATGCGATTCTACCGCGTTCTCAAGCAGGTACGTGACCACCGACGGATCATATGACAGTTTCTGACTGAGATCTGCGTGCTTCCATAAGGGCTTATCCTTGAACATCCGAATAAGATCGTCAAATACCTCGTCCCGAATATCCAGGTACGAACTCAGGGGTCGCGTGTACTCATCATCCTTATCGGCACTTGCCGCTGATGTTGATACCGAACATACGAGCGACGGTGTTCCATCCTCGAACGTCGGGGCAGATAACGCCGATAACGGCATTTCTACCAACTCCCGATCCTGAGCCCGCCGCTGCGGAATAATTAATGCCCGCCACGCATCTGGCAACTGATTCGTAGAAATCTGGGTAGTACAATCTACAGCCGACTCTGCCAGAACACGCTTCACCTTCGCGATCGCAAGTGCCTTGTTTTCCACGAAGTTGCGGTAAATGTATTCATCGTACGTCTCCTGCGTAGAATCCGCATACCGCAGTGTGTGGAGGTACACCGTACAATTCTGCTCCTCGAACGGAAGACTTGCGTGCGAGCATGTTCGTAAACCACGCCCAATAATCTGTTCCATACGGCTCATATTGTACCAAGGATCCAGGATATGCACTTGTCGCACGTTCTTGAAATCCACTCCTTCGGAAATGATGTACGATCCCACAATTACCCGAATATCTTGTCCAGTAGAATTCTCCGGCTTGCGAAGACGCCGAATAAGCACCGCAATCTGTTTGTCCGTCATGTCCGACGTCAAGAACGCGTACTTTCCCTTTGAAGAGCCAGTGTACTCCCCCGACGGATTTTCAAGCAGTCTCGTACCTACTGCAGGATCAAACCCGTGCTCTTCGAGACACATGGCAAACTGCAGTGCTCCGCCCCTCACGTAATTCGAGTATACGAACACGATACCCGTAGACTCCTGGATACATTTGATCACGGTCGCAAACTTGGCCGCGTGCTGTCCCACCTGCGACGGACTCAGGAACGCGGGAACGTTCTTGGCGTACCTGTACTGAAACCTCGCTGAATTTACAGGCTTGTCAAAGCATTTCACGATAGATCGGCCGTCAGGGGATACGACAATCGTGGGAATAACGTCCTCCTGGATCTTTCCCGACACTTTTTGTACCCGTTCTTTCTGAACTCCGTCCACATACGACACCACGAGAGGAAGGTACTTCCGCGGCTGGGCAATTGCAGTGCCCTTGAAGTCCGTCTTGCGATCCAGTAACCCGATCATCGGCTGGGGTGGAGGCAGACGGAACGGGAACGTGAACGGGTTCTCTCCCCGTATGAACGAGACGTATTCGTGGCACCATCCCCTGAACTTCGATTCCGCGTCTGGAGTCTTGAATGATCCATCGGCCTTGAAAAACGAGCCGGCATTCAATTTATCACTGGGTTTCTGCCGCTTATCGTTCCATAGAAACAGGTTGAAAAAGAGAATGATTTCCTGGAACGAGTCGTACATCGGTGTGGCCGTCAAAAGTACTAGCGTCATCCCCTCTGCGACTTTGACGATCCGCTGAATGCTTTCCGACGTCTGTTTCGCGAACTCCAGATCGCTCTCTCCCAACTTGTGAGCCTCGTCCAGAATTAGGAGACGGCCATCAAACGTTTCGTGGATCCACGCCTCAAAATCGCCGGGCGAAAGCATCACCCTCTTCTTCTCCACCAGGTTTGAGAACTGGATATACCCCGAAAACTCATAGAACTCGTCAATCATTTTCTGGACAATGGTGTTCAGCCTCTCCCGATTTTCTGGGTTCTCCCACCGCAAATCCTCCGATCGGGCCCGTTCTAACATATCGAGGTACCGCCTCCCCGTACACTGCTGCGACCTCAGAAGTCCTGCTGGATCAAGTTCCACCCGATTCACATCAAAGATCTGCGACCGGAATGTTTCCTCCACCGCCGATGTGGCTAGAACCAGCACCTTCTTGTCCTGGAACTCCGGACGCAAAATGTACTCTTCCGCTACCTGGATAGATGTGCAGGTCTTTCCCACTCCTGTGCCGTGGACCAGCAGCATATTGCGGGTAGGACTGTCAGGAGACAGCATGCGACGGACAAAGACCTGGAAGGATTGGAGATGGAAATCTTTAGTTGTCTGTCCGCAGTTCTCCTGTCTCAGTTGTTTTAGCGTTGCCAAGGACGCAGGTGGAAGAGCTTTTGCCTGGACCTCTACCTGCTTCTTGATATCTTCCGATACTGAAGTCATCCCACTATTGCTTATACAGGGTTATAAAATATGCTACGCTGAATCGCCTGCTGATTCGGGTTGTACGCAGCACGCTGGATAGCCGACTCTGTATGAATACTGGTGTTGATGTTCTTCGACCCAGAATTCGCGGCCTTCAGGATCGCCTGGAGTTTCAGAGCCTTCAAGAGAGCCGACTGATCAGCAGCACCCGGCTTACCACCACCTGCACTATCACGAAGACCAAAGAATGTAGAGCGACCACCAGACATTTATCTGTTTATTCTTACCATACACAAGATAATACAGGATAGAATGGGAGGCGGACTGTTTGGAACACCTCTGGCTTTGAATCCCAAATGCTTGGCGTTCTCTGGTCTCTTGATTGCCATTTACTGGATGCCCCCCTGGGCTCCTCTTCGGTCTCCTTACGATATCGCAGTCAAGCGTGCTATCACAATAGGTCTCGCGTTCACGGGATATATTCTGATGGCGTGGTACGATGTGTGGTACGATTGTAATGATCATCTGAAACCTACATTCTTAGGCTGGATCTCTGCTCCGTTCAAGCCTCCCCAGTATAAGAAGGAAGTGGAAGAGCTCCCCCTAAAATGGCAGAAGATCGTGCGGACAGTGGATATTGTCGCCTTACTTGCGGCCGTGGCGTTTGTAGGTTCGCCGTTTCTTATGTACTCGTCGTCCTCGCGTTGACCGATAACGCCGCCCCCGTCCCTTCGGTGTATCGAAATCCGCAATTTTACCAAGAACATCGGGATTCAGGGGTGTCTGATTCAGAGCTTTTCCTATATCCGCACGCCGTTTCTGTATTGCTTCATCTACGATCGCCAACATCTCTTTACGACGGTTTACCGTTCCGTACCAAGGATCCTGGCGAAGGTAGGGACGACTCGTAATCTTCATAATAAACTCACGCAACGAGTACGGACCAGGAACCCAGCCCTCTGGGAGAGGATACGGACCACCAGGAAAATCTACCTTCGTATTCGGATCCACCTTGATTCTCGTGTCCGGGTCGAGCAGCAGGAGTCGCATGAGCTCTGTGGATAGCATGACTAATGCATCAAAAATAACTGGTGAATAACGACTGCTTCTTGGGGGGTTCGGCAGGTTTGGATCGGCTCCCGATTTCAGGAGTAGTTTAACGATATCCTTCGTCCGTCTATCCGCCTCATTGAAATAAAACACTGCATTGCCAATGGGTAAGTTGTGTTCACGCCTGCTTGATGTATCTACCACATTCGGATCAACCCCCGCATCCAAATCCGCCTTGACACCTTCGACATCCCTGTTGGCAATGTGCTCAATCAGGGTTCTATAGTTGTGTTCCTCTCTCTCCCTCGGTCGTTTATCTCCGACAGCTGGCGATGACATCGTATCTTATACTTACTTGCGACTTTTCTTGGATCTGTAACAGTTCTTATACGGACGGCACGATGCCTTCTGCGTGAACCCCATCTTTGCACACTTGAACTTCTTACATTGCTTCCGTGTGAACCGCCGACCTCCCTTCTTTTTCTTCTTCTTCGCTCCACCTGCTGGTTCTCCTCCAGGTGGAGCCACTGGATCGGATAAAAGACGAATGATTTCTGGTCCATCATCGTAGTCGGGATTTCCTATTAGGTAAATTCTAAAAAGTTCCAATGCGGTCTTCCCTTCAAATTCACCATCAGGACTAGCCCTGATGGTTTTGTCTGCTCCCTTCTCCAGAAGTAGCTTAAACATATCTAAAGTTGGATCCGATGCAATTACCATCAGTGCTGTCTCTCCTGAACGTCCACGATAATTTATATCCGCACCTTCATTCAGCAGTTGTAAAACACGTTGAAGATCACCCTCCTCTACCTGTCTGAGAAGCTCTTGACCAAGTTTATCGGCAGGAAAGTCTCCTGGTGGACTTGACATCTTATACTTACTTGCGGTTTTTCCTGGTCTTCCGAGCCTTCCGAGCCTTCCTCTTCCGGATTGCCGTCCGTCGTCCGCCAGGGGGAGCTCCTGTAAGCCTCCCTATCGCCGCAGAGGCGTCGGGTCCTCCAGGAATAGCTCGTAGTTCCGACATAACCGTATTCTTTACAGCACGCACTTTATCTTTAGCTTTCTCCTCCTCTTCAAATACATAGCGAGCTACACTTTTAGTTGGATCATTCTTAAAAACATAATCCCCATGCTTCATACGGACATAAAGGTCTAAGAGCTGTCTTCTAGACACCTCCTTTTCGTCCGGTCCCCTAGGAACCAGATACGCCATTGCTAAATTCTGTTCTTCTTTGATCTGCTCCATTATACTTACTTCCGACTTTTCCGAGTCTTGCGACTGTTCTTACGCCGCTTCCACGTCCGCCGTCTTGCTCCTGTCCGCATTCCACGCAGAATATCCGCCGCCTGCGACGCCTGCGAGGCATCGTCTTCCACCCTCCGCCTCTTTTCTCCCGAAGAAGCAGCAGGGGCCTGGGCTTCGTCCGTAAACACCACAGGGGTCAGTTTGAATACCTTCTGCTTCGTTCCCTTCTGGCAATGATCTCCGCTTACAACATTTATAGGGTTTCCATACCTGTTCACTCCTGGAGTTCTCTGGACATTCTGTGCTGAAGCGACATTGGCCAACTCTTCCTCCGTCTCCTCCAGGTCATAAATCCTAAAGTCCTGTAGAAGACCCTGCTCTAACTCATGCAACCAAACTAAGAAATTACCATTTCCCTGGATGTAGTAGTATCTCCGCACCATATCCACATCTCTCTCGTAAGGTACTCCATCCAGTTCTTTATTGCACTTGTGCCGAACCTGCGATCCGTCTTTTACTGCCTTTACGATCATATCCAGCGGTAGTGTAAAATACGACTCCTTCGCCTTGAAAATAATAGACCACGATTTCGATAGAAGCGAAAGTATTGGCACCTCTTCGTTCTCTTCGAAGTCATACACTTTCTGGTTCTTGTACTGGATTTTCATGACTTCGAATACGATGGGTTCGGGGTCTGGAACATATGCCGGAAGTTCGCGAACAACAGGAGGAGCAGCAGGGGCAGGGTCAGCACGCCCAGGAAAGAGTTGTTGCAATCCCTCAGGGGCAAGATCGGCCGCCGTGTGCATATCATCGTCCAGGATCGTAGGATCTGCCCCCTTTCGTAAAAGGAGTTCAATCGCATGCTCGTATCCTCCTTCGGCAGCTTGATGTAGAGCAGTTCGTCCGTGATCGTCCTGGGCGTTAAGATTCTCACGTTCTGCGAGAAGTGCTCCAATGATCTCTCCCAGAATCTCTGTGTTGTCACTGTGGGCTGCTATGTGGAGTGCAGTAGCTTGACTATGATTCACCATCGTTAAATCCGCTCCACCAAGAAGCAGTTCCTGCACGACATCAAGTTTCTCCCCAGCCACAGCATACATGAGAGGAGTCAGTAAGTTTTCTTCGTCCTGGGCGTTCACATTAGCATCAGCAGCCAGCAGTTCTTTCACCTTATCCAGTTCCCCACGCCTTGCAGCATCTAAAAGCTCTTTATTCATTGTTTCATTATCTCGGGGAACAGGAACAGCTGGTTCGCCCGCTTCCATTATATATACAAAACGGATACTCTTTCTTCAGAAGAAATATAGGTCATCCCAGGATGGAACGTTGTAAACACGACGACTGCCGCAGGAAAGCTTACTCTGCTATGAAGTGCCGGTGTGGCAACGTCTACTGCTCCCTCCACAAACCCGATACTGCTCATTCATGTTCCTACGATTACCGTGCGGAACATCAACGTGCATTGACTGACCAGAATCCCCGTGTTGTAGCCCCCAAACTTAAAGACCCATTAACCGAATGTAATATGCCTCAATAAAGTGGTTTGTCCGAGGACCCGATAGACGCCGATCTATACTGCTGTACAACTTCGCAACTGCCTTTTTACGTCCTTCAGGGGTTTTATGCAGGATCGAGGGATTCGATGTAAGGTAGTCCAGGAACATTAAGGCCCAGGCCATACACCAACCGAACTCCCCCTCCCCCTTGAAGCGTTGCAGGTACAAGCATTTCGTGCGGTCTACACATGCCACATTTACCAGATGAACCGGGACACCCGCATACTTCCCGAACTCTGTCTCCATGTGTTTTTGCATGCTCGGCGATATATCCCGGAGATTACGCATATCAAAAAAGTAAATATTAAGGTGTGTTTCCTCCCGAACTGCAAGGGAACACACAACGTGGCGAACGAATGCGTCTAACTTGTCATTCGGACCCACATCATATCCTGTGAAAAAAATTATAGGCTTTTTGACGTACTCCAAAGCATACCGCAGGCCCGGGTATACTTTGGTAGGCAAGTTAAGGACATTGAAAAAGTCGATGTCCACGTAATCGTTCGGGTTGAACGCGTAATGGTACGCGTCCGACTTCCGCAACTCGAACTTCTTGTTAATATTTCGTTTCTCCGGAAGTTCGGTAGGGTGCGGGCGGAGATGCTCCATCGAATCACTAACTATATATTATCAATGTTAAATTCCCTTTCTGGCTGCGGTTTCACCTCCAGATCCTCCTCCTCCTCCTTGGCTCCCGCATCGAACTCGATCCCGTCATTTTCTTCGACCCCCTTCACAGTGAGGTGTTCCGAGATCAGCCCTTCTTTCTTCAGAACCTTCACCTGATCAGGGTTCAGCGGCATCACGATCTCTAATGCCAGTGCCCCGTCCACCCCTGTTTCATTGAGTATGACATAGGACCCCACATCCACCCACGCATCCTTCTTGCCCCTACCGCGAATTGAACCCTTCATTCGGGCCTTCTCCGTCTCCAGTCTGTCGTTCTTGATAAAGTCTACCTCCATCCTCCCGTCCCCCAGCTTCCGCATGACTCTGCCTACAAGAATCCCATCAATATCCTCGTCGTCTCGGACGTCAGCGAGGAGATTGTTGAACAGCTTCTTGTTCTTCATAGATGTTGATGATTCCGAGTTTGATCCCTTCTTGTGCTTTGATCCTCCTTGCGTATTCTTCGGCATTTTACTTCACTTACTTACCATATTTCTTGGTGTTTAAAATTAGATCCGTTTTCGCCGGTTTACGCACGCTTGCCGCCCTGGAGAGGGGAGTAGGCGTGGATGTAAGGCAGGACGGCGGCCGTGACGACGAGGGCGATCACGAGTGTGAATGTTGCACTGATGGCATCGCCAACCTTCAGCTTGACCGGGCCGACATCGACCGTCAGTCCACTGACAGGATCCTTGACATCCGAGCCCAGCAGGACAAAGAACGGCGTCACTAAGCTCGCAATGACCGTCTGGAAGAAGTCCTTGATTGCTCCGCCGATAAAGATGCCCACCGCAAACGTTAGGAGGAGAGACTTGCTGCTCATTGGTTTGGTTTGTATTAGTCAGAGAAAAATGGTTTACTTACCTTTGGATTTCCTTGCCTCATACTGCCGCACATGCTTGGACGATGGCCGACCCTTTTTGTCCTTGGCCTTATCCGCTTTCTTCCTCCGTCCTGATGAAGGTTCGTCCATGGTGATCTAGGTATGCCCTGGAATACATCTGCCCCTTCTGTAATCCGTTTTCCAGATGGAATGAGCATCGGATCCCGTCTTTCGGGGCTCGTCGGCAGTAATGGACATCACAAGTCCCCCTTCTCAGCGTCTTGAGAACATACTCAGGGGTGCGTATGCTTTGACACAGTCCCATTCTTTTTCGTATTACTCTTGAGTTCCTCTTCTTCTGCCTGCTTCCGTTTTGCTTTTATAGTATGGTCCAGGCACATGACACCTCCGCCATACGATACGGTCATACACCCCTTATGAACACACCGAGGACGCAGAAGAACCTCTTTGGACGCAACGTCTGCCGGTACAGCCTGTTTGTTTCCCATTGTTGTTGTTCTTGTATTTACCCTTTGCTATTCGTTTTTGGCGAGTGTCCGGTAAGCGGACGAGTCCTACGCTTCCCACCCCCTGTGTTCTTTTCTAGTTAAACACAATAAATAGGTTTTTCATAATGTCCTTTCATATTATCCCGGTTGGTCCAAACTGCCATGTTGCAACCACGTTACGTGTTATGAAGGTTCGGAATGTATCCTACCCGTGGGATTGGATAAGTGGTACAACCCTTCAAGACGTGATTAACGTAGTAAAGAAAGGACCTTCGTTCGATGTAAAAACGTGGGATAAGTTTTCAGACATGAAAAATTCCATGCCGCACGACTATTTGGACGATTCGCATAACGCGACTGAACTTTTGTTCGAAGGGGGACAATTACTTAGTAAATACCAAAGGCGGTTTTCTAGGTTCTTTGATCATATAACCAACGGTAACCCTGTTTATTTCCTGCGATACGGAGATGCAGATAAATCGAGCATTGATGAATTACAGTTATTAGTTCCATCTAGTAAAGTTATTCATATTTCTGATGGTAAGCCAGATTCAGTCGATGTACACCGATTAATATACACCGTTACAGGTGCAAACCCCGACCCGTATTTTCGGATTATAGAATCAATTTTAAATATGACAGCCGGAATAACACCGTATAGTTTCGAACATAAATTAGTATTCCCCGCAACCTACAGCAGAATCCTTGAATTGTCCTTAGAAATGAATGTATCAGATATCATGGAATATATAAACCGTGTGTTTCCCGATAAAAATACAGTATGGACAGATGAATCGAGTCTCTACAAGTATCTGAAATCGTCAATCAAAGAATTATCTGGAATTGAATACGCCCTGTTATAACCTGAGGATCTAAATCAAAGACTTGTAAGCGGCCGACCCAAACGTCGGCGACCCGAAAATTCGGCCAAGCACCTCGCGATCAGACGGAGACAGGTTTACGTGAGGAGGATTGATCTCGACCTTCAGCTTGAGATCTCCGAACCCCCCTCCCTTCTTCGGCATGCCCCCGCCTGCCATTGTCAGCACCGTTCCTCCAATAATAGGACCTCCCTCCCACCGATACGCCGGATTCTCACCACTCGGGTGATCGTTCAAGACAACTTCGAAGCCCAGGATAGATTCCGCATAACTGATCGTCCGCGAACACAGGAGATCGTCTCCCCGCCACTCAAACCCATCACCCTGCAACTGAAGCTGGGCCACAATATCGCCCGGGCTATCAGAATCTAATGTCTCAGAACACTCGCCCTCAAACACGATACGCTCACCCACCTGCATCCCTGGACGCACATTCACCGCCAACGACCGCTCACGCTGCATCATTCGCTTTCCTCCACACCCCGAACATCCCTCTGAACTCCCCGCCTGTCCCTTTCCGCCACACGGACCGCAATGAACCTGCGTCTGCATCATCATCGGTCCCATCCGCTGTGCCATCATCCTCACCCCCGCACCGCCACACACTCCGCACGTAGAATACGACGACGCACAGTCCCGACACTTCCGTTCCTGCTTGAAGTTCATTGTGATCTCAAAGCCCCGGTAGAAGTTCTCCAATTTCAGTGGAATGTTGACTAGGTTCGACGGACCTTTCCCGCTCCGCTGGTTCTGCTGGTGCGGCATACCCATCCCCCCGAACATGTTGAAAAGGTCAGAGAACGGGAACCCCGACGGCGGCCCCTGCGGCCCCTGCGGTCGCTCATTGACTGAGCCCGTCGCGTCGTACATCTCCCTCCGGTGTGGATCCGACAGGACCTCGTGTGCCTCCTGGATCTCCTTGAACTTCTCAGGATCACCTCCCTTGTCCGGATGGTGCTCCCTCGCCAAATTACGGTACGCCTTCTTGATATCATCTACCCCCGCGTTCCTCTGAACGCCGAGGCGATCGTAGAGCGATGACATCTTATTCTTCCTTAATCTTTCCGCCGTCCACGTAAAACGAAAAAATACTCAAGGATGAGGACAACAGACCAATGCTGCCCCTTCCTCCCCCGTCGTTTGGCTATTTGGAAAGGCAGACGGCCCAACCCCGTTATTCCGGTCCCGTAGAACTCTACTACCAACTCCGATACGCCGTCTTCACTAAATTTCCGTCCTGGTTGAGAAAAAATATGTTTCCTCAACCGGTATACTACATTGATGATTTCACTCCGCGATAGCCTCTAACCACGACCCAGCTTCCTCAGGACTAACCTCCAACTCTGCCATTAACGCCTTCGCTGTCGCCATCCGCTCTTCCGGGTTCTCGATCTGTGCGATCTTCGCCATTTTCTCCTGTAGAATCAGCCCCTTCGGTACCGCCTGCTGGAACGCATCGTCGAACCCGACCATCACGTTCGTCAGACGGTTTAGGTGCCCGTCGCAGCACATACGAAACGACTCCGCACACTCCTGCTGAAGCCGCTTGAACAGCTCGCGACGAGTCGTCATGTTCTCTACTTTGATGATGCGGGCATACAGGTGATCCAGCGTTCGGCGGTACAGCCAGTCTCCCGCCGTGCGACACGTTTCGGTGTCGTACCATTTTTGCATATCTGCGTACACCCTCTCATCCACAGGTGTCTTCTTGTACATTGCCGTCCAAATCAGCCTGATGTGATCCATCGTCTGTTGCCCAACTGGAACTGGTGTACTTAGCAGCACTGCCATGTTCTTATTGTGCTGCTCCGTCACCTCGCGAGTGTGGACGTTCTGCTCGTCCCGTGCGATCTGAGCCTCGCGAGGAACGTTGTTGTTCGCAGCCGGGTTTTCCGCACGGTACTCGTCCATAGCCTGCCATACATCTTCCAGGGTCGCAAGCCGATCCCCCGCAATATGTAGGACACGCTGCACGATCAGGTGTCCCAGCATCCAGTTGTTAGCACCAGCAGCCCCAGCCGCCATCGCAACCTCCCGACGGAACATCCAAATGTGCATCGAGTAGTTCATGTAGATGTGGATACGCCGTTCACGCTTTTTCGCTCGTTCCTCCTTCTCTACCCTTGCCTTGTTATGCACCCTGCACTCCCGGTGCGTCTCGTCGTCGTGCTTTCGCCTCTTCTCACACCTCCGAGTGATTCCAGAGTTTCCGTGGATGAGGTACGTGCACCTATCCTCGTCAGCCGGCAAGGGACGTGCTGGCCGAGAGTGGATTCCGCAGTACTCTCCGTTCTTTTGTTTCTTTGTACATGGGACCCCAGTGGAGAGCACGGTAGCTATACATACACCGGGCATTTTGGCTTGCTCTTATCCCCTACTCATAGAATACAATCCGTTTTCCATCCGTGCATTTAAAAAGTTCCTTTCAAGTGCCCCCCCCCCCCCTCTCAGCAGCCCAGCGTCCGGCATATGTACATACCCATTAAGAGTGCCAGAAACGCAGCCCCCATTGCCAGCTTGAAGTCCGACCAAAGTCGGTTCTCCTTGTCCTCCGCCGACTCAACCGACTCAGCGTCCTCCTCGATCTCCTGCTTCGGCTCCGGCTTCGGCTCCGGCTTCGGCTCCGGCTCCACCGTCTCGTGAACCAACGCCTGACGTTCGGCTTCCCGCTCCTCCAGCCACTCCGCGTGCACCTGTTGGTTACCCGCACACCCGCACGAGCAGAAGCCGTGGTCAAACGTGCAGTCCGAGCAGTCGCACTGCGTCCCGTCAACGCCGTGCCAGCCTATGAGCGAGGTGAAGACCTCGCAGTTCGTCCCGTTGCACGACGCGTCGTAGCACCGGTTAGGGCAGCCGGTCTCCACATTGAACTGCATCATCGTGCCATCCTCGGCGTAGTCCTTCCACGTGTTGTTCGGGAACTGCCGCTGCTCATACTCTAACGCCACCAGCATGTCCTCCTTCGTGAAGAAGGTCAGACCCGTGATGCGGATGTTCTCCTCGGGCACAGACAGAAGCTTCGAGAGCACCTCCGTCGTGCCCTGGGTGTCAGGGTACCAGTAAGACATCGACGACCCGTCGAAGTAGTTTTCCATCTCTACCTGAATCTCATGTGTCGCAGGCAGCCAGTGCATCTCGTAGCGGTACACCCCGCCCACCGTTACCTGAGCCAGCTGCCGCACGTCCTCTTCCTCCTCTTGTGCCTCACGCACGCACCGCTCGCCTGTCGTCTCCACCTCCTCCTCCCGCTCGTACTCCTCGCACTCCTCCTCGATCTTCTCCTGATCGATCTTCCAGTCCAGATAGTTTTGATAATCGCGGTCGTAGTCGTTGTGCTCGAACATGCTCATGATGATTGTTGTATTGTGTTGTGTCGTATCGTGCCCCCTCGCTATCCGTTTTCTAGAACCCAAACCGATCCGTTTTAGTCAATGCACGGTCAAAGGCCTTGGTCCCCCCTTTTTCCATGTGGTCCCTGCCGGTCCCGGACGCCTCCAGGCCAATTTTGTTCGGCCTCAGGCCAATTAATCCCTTTTTCACGATCGTCCTGGAC